TGATTGTACAGATGGGTACACACAAATAAGTAATAAATTAAAACTGTTTGCTAAAGGGGATGAGTATAGTCTTGTGTACTACGCATCTATACCAAGCTTGAGTGATGAAATTCAAGAGAACTGGTTATTAAGCAAATATCCTGAGGTTTATTTATACGCTACGCTGATTGAAAGCGCACCATACATTAAAGATGATGCAAGGGTTGAGTTGTGGGCGACGGCTTATCAGAACGCTGTTACGACCTTGAGGCAACAAAATGAAAAACAACGGTTTGGTGATGCTGGTCTTGTTATTCGGGGTGAAAGATGATTCAGTTTCAAGGTTTTATGCCTGATGCACCAGCAACTACTGAGGGGGCGATTACAGAATGTCGTAATCTGATACCTACGACAAAAGGATTTAAAGCAGCCAAAACATTAGTGCCATCTGGACTACCCCAGCTGACTGGTGACGTTAAAGGTGCTGCATTGGTAATGCGCCTTAATAATGTTGCAAGGCTAATAGTTGGTACTGGCACAGGTCTTTATGAGTCATCTACAAATGGCTGGACAGATAGGTCACGATCAGGGGGATATTCTGCTGGTGGCGAGAATCGTTGGCGATTTGCACAATTCGGTAATGCGACATTGGCCACTAACCAAATGGACACGATTCAGTACTCAACGGAGGGAGCGTTTGCGGATATTGATGGCGCTCCTAAAGCACGCATTATTGAGACGGTTGCTGGCTTTGTGATGGCGTTTGCGATTGTGGACAATATTGAAGGTGATATGCCTGATATGTGGTGGTGTAGTGCGTTGTACAACCATATGGATTGGAAGCCAGATATTGCTACTCAGTCTGCCAACGGTCGATTGATTGACTCCCCGGGCGAGATTAGAGCAGCGAAGAAGTTGGGTAATAACATCGTCGCTTACAAAGAGAAATCAATGTACATTGGTGCGTATGTCGGGCCGCCTGTCGTGTGGCAGTGGCAACAAATACCCGGTGAGATTGGCGCAGCATCACAAGAATCTGTGGTGTCGATTGATACGGCACATGTGTTTATCGGTGCTGATGATTTTTGGATGTTTGACGGCTCTCGTCCAGTGTCAATCGGTGCGCCTGTGCGACATTGGTTTTTTAGTAATCTCAATCCAGAATTTAGACATCATACGCTAGGCTTTTACGACCGTATAGAGGGCATTGTTTACTGGTACTTTGTATCAAAACAATCTATTGGAGAACTCGATACAGCGATTGTGTACAACGTTAAAACTAACGCATGGGGGAAAGCTAGTCGAGTCATTAAAGCGACAGTGGATTTTATGTCACCAGGCATTACTTACGACACTTTGGGCGATGTTTATCCCACATGGGAGGATTTAGCGGAAATCCCTTATGACTCACCACGTTGGTTTACGAGTGGTACTACTAGCGCTGTTTTTGATACAAACAATCAATTGATGTTGATTGATGGACAATCAGAAGACAGTTCATTAACCACGCATATGTTTGGTGATGATACGGTGTTTACAACCTTATCAAATGTTACTCCTAGATTCATTAAGTACCCAACAACAGGAAGGTTGCTATCCTCACGTGCACGATCAACAGGCACGCAACTGGTTGATGGTAAAGGCACGCAACTGGTTGATGGTAAATTTGATTTACTCCAATCAGCTCGATGGCACAAAGTCAAAATGGACTTTACGGGTGACCTAGAGATTGTTGGATTTAGTGTGCAGCTTACACAGGACGGTACGCGATGAAAATTGATAAAGACCCACGTTTACCAATGCTTGGCGCTATAGACTACGACAGGGCAATGTATAGTCGTCTATATGAGTTATTCCGTCAAATTTTAAATATGCTTGGAGCCATATCTGATGGTCGAGCCGTTGGATATACAACAATGGACGCACCGCCAACGGCTGGAGATTGGTATCAAGGCGATCAAGTTAAAAATTCAAAGCCCACTGTACAAAACGGTGGGTTTATTGTTTTAGGTTGGGTGTGTGTGGAAAGTGGTAAACCTGGAATTTGGAAGGAAATCAGATGTCAGACAAATTAGTTTTTGATAGTCAAGAGTGGCGAGTAATTCGTAATCAGAAGTTGAAAGAATGGCTAAAAGATGATTGCGCCATTGATTTTTTACTTGATGTATTTCATGTCGCAGAAGTTTGGGATGATTTAATTGATAAAGACAAGCATTTATCAAACGCAGATATTCACAAAGCGTTTTATACAGCACTGATCACATTACCCAACAATCCTTTTTTTGTGGCTTACACAAAAGAATTAACAGGTGTAATGACATCAGGAATTCATGCTTGGATAGATGCTACCAGTTTAGAAACTGGCAATGAAAATGAAAAAATCTATGCGTATGTATTAAGAGATTGGTACATGGAGCTTTTAACGCTTGTGTGTACGTTATTACATGGTTTTGATTATACCCATAGTATTAGCTTAGAAATGCGTCATTTTTTTATCAATGACGATTTTAAAGAATTTAAGGAGCAATTATGAGTGGTGGTAGTGGTGGCGGTACTCAAACGTCAATTTCTAAGGCTGAGCCAGCAGAACAGGTTAAACCTTATTTATATCCATACATGACACATGCAGCGGCATTATCAATGAAGCCGTATGAAGCATATAACGGCCAACGATTAGCCGGGTGGACTCAAGACCAGCTTAACGGCTTTCAAATGACGCGTAATGTGGCTAATCAAGCAAATACAGCGATTAACAACAGTGCTAATCAGCTTAATAGGACATTGAACGGTCAATACTTGAATTATTCACCTGGTAACAACCAATATTTAGGAGCAACCTCCAACGTAGGTAGAAATCAGTATATTGGACAGAATGCTAGTGTGGGCAACAATCAATACTTGGGTGCGACAACATCGGTTGGAAAAAATGCTTATGCAGGTCCTAATAAGTATTTAGAAAATGCGATTAGGTCAACGCAAGACGATATGACACGACAGTTTAATAATAACGTTCAGAATAGCACTGACTCTATGATGGCGAGGGCAGGAGCATTTGGTGGTAGTGCATGGCGACAAGCCCAGCAAGCAAATCAAGAGTCACTAAACAGACAAGTGAGTGAAGTGTCTAATAATATGCGCATGCAAGATTATCAAACACAGCAACAACTTGCTGAAGCAGATATTAATCGTCGTTTACAGGCTCAACAAACCGACCTTGCTAGAAATGCACAATTAGCACAAGAGCAAATTAACTTACGCAATCAGTCTCAACATCAAGACCTAGCTCGAAATGCTGGATTGGTGGAGAGCGATATTGCTCGTAGAGTGCAAGCACAACAAACTGACCTTGCTAGAAATGCAGGATTACGTCAAGAGCAGTTGAATATGCTTAATAGTAATTGGAACAATGAACGCCAGCGTCAGTTACAAGCGTCTCAGCTTATTCCTTCATTGACGCAAGGCGGATATCAAAATGCTCAAGCCTTACTAGGTATCGGTGATTCTATTCAGGGCATGAATCAGGATATTCTGAATCAACGCTATTCAGACTGGTTAGAAAAACAAAACTGGGATCAGCGAGGGTTAGATATCATGGGCAATGCGATTGGTCGCACGATGGGTGCAGGTGGTACGACATCATCAACGGCACCTAACCCAAATCAGCGCAATCGAACAGCGAGTGCGCTTGGTGGAGCATTGGGAGGTGCTGCAATGGGTTCTCAAATGGGTAGTGTTGCCGGGATTCCTGGGGCTCTTATTGGCGGTGGGCTTGGTTTAGTTGGTGGTTTATTGTAGGAGTAATGTAATGGATTTTTCAGGATATCAAGGCAGTGTAAATGAGTATGGCATTCCAATGATGGCACAAAACTCATTTGATAATGCTAAGAATGGTGGTCAGAGTTTTGATAATTACATCAAGATGCTGTCTCAAGTGCAAGGACTTGTTCAACCGAAAGAACAACAATCAGCACCTCTACAGTTCGCCCCTGTAGCGCCAATACAGTCGGGACCTGTTGAATCATCCGCTAATTTATACAGACAGCCAACGTATTTAAAAAAGGGGTTACTAGGATGAATTACAGTCAATTTGTTAATCAAGGTTTGCTTAATACAAATAAAACAAATGGTTTAACTGGTGCGCAAGCATATCAAAATTACGTCAACTCTTTATTGAGACGTTATGGTGGTAGCTTTGGTGGAGGTTATACACAACCTACATCACAGTTAGCCCAGCAAAGTCTTGCTAAGCAACAGGTCAAGCCTGTTTTTAGTATGAGTGATAACAGTAGAAATAAATACAATATGTTCGATCGTGGTGAATGGGGTGGGAGTGCGTAAATGGGCTTATTAGATACTTTAGAAGCAAATACAGATGAAGGTCGCCAATTAAGAGGTGGCCTTTTGAATATGGGTATTGGTCTGCTATCAGGTTCAACTGGCAATTACGGTCAATTTGCTCCAGCCTTAGCGCAAGGGTTTGCGGGCTATCAACAAGGACGCCAACAAGTGATTGATAATCAGTTAAAAAATATGCAAGAGCAACAAGCACAAGCTCTTCGTAATTATCAATTGAAAGCCTACCAACAAAATGAGAGGTCAGAAAACGAAGCGAATCAAATCATTAGTAGTGGTATCTCAATGAACGATGCTATTCGTCACCCTAACTCAAAAGTGAGGGAGTGGGGAGCAAGCATGTTAGATAATGACTATCGAAATAGGGCGTTGAGTGCAAAAGGTACTGGCGCTATCTCTGGACTGGTACCAACAACGCAGGGTTATGCTTATCGAGATGCAAGCGGTAATACTCAATTTTTAACAGGAGGTGATGGCAAGCCATTGATGCCAGTTTCAGCGGCGGCATCTAATCCGACTGTGCAAGGAGCTGTTGCTCAAAGTAGGTCGTATGGCTCTGAAAAAGGTAAGACGCAAGCTGAGAATGAAGCCAGTTTTGCCGGTTCATTGAGTAATGTTGACTTAATGATAAAAACGATTGATACAGCTTTAGGACACCCAGGGCTATCAAATAGTGTTGGACTATGGTCGAAAGTTCCAGACATACCAGGTTCAGATGCCTCTAATTTCAAAGCATTGCATAATCAAATTGCAGGTCAAATATTCCTAGATGCTTTTGAGCGATTAAAAGGAGCTGGAGCTATTACTGATACTGAGGGACAACAAGCTAAAAATGCAGCCGCAAGACTTGACTTAGCTCAAAGTGAAGAGGCTTATAGAGAAGCACTTCAAGAACTAAGAGATTTAACAAAAAAAGGTCGTCAGCGATTAATTGCTCGCGCTGGAGGGCAAGGACAACCTGAGGAGCAATATGGACAATCAGCACAACCGCAAAGAAAAGTGGTTAAAACTGGCTCGTTAAACGGTCGTAAAGTTGTTCAGTATGATGATGGAACAATGGCTTACACAGAATAAGGTGATGATATGAGTAAAAATCCAAGAGGTATTAGAAATAATAACCCAGGAAATATCAATAAAGGCATTGGTTTTCAGGGTGAAATTCAAGGTGATGACTCACGATTTGCCACATTCGAAACGCCAGAAATGGGGATTAGAGCGCTTGCTAAAAACTTGATAACGTATGATCGTAAATATGGACTTAATACGCCACAAGCAATTATTAATCGATGGGCGCCTTCAAATGAAAATAATACAAATGCTTATGTAAATGTAGTATCTAAGGCTTTAGGCTG